TAGATGTATCGTTAATTATAATGTAGTCTAAATAGTTATATGGCACTAGAAGATAAAGTAAATGAAATTTTAGGTTTAGAACCTGCTAAAACTCCTAAACAAGATGAGTTTAAGGCACCTGTTCCTAGAACGGAAGAAAAAGATAAAGAAGATGTGGATAATGACCACAAAAATAGTAGAGAATACTATTACAATCTTATTGAAAAAGGACAAGAAGCAATTGAAGGTATTTTAGATGTTGCAAAAGAAGGCCAACATCCAAGAGCTTATGAAGTGGCATTAGCTGGTATTAAAAATGTTGCAGATACGGTAGATAAGTTACAAGATTTAAATAAAAAATTAAAAGATTTAAAAGAGTTGCCAAAAACGGCCAATGCAAACATTAAAAACGCATTGTTTGTTGGGTCAACTGCTGAATTACAAAAGATGTTAAAAGGTGATGAAAAAGTTATTGAAGGCAAAGCAACAACATCCGAAGAAAAAGATATTTCCGATAAGTAGTTTAAGTTATGTCAAAAATGGCATAATGTTGCAAGACATATTAGACGGTAAGGAAATGAATGAAGCGGTCACAATTGTACATGACACCAATCCAAATTACGACAAAGAATATTTTGTTGATAGAGGCAGTAGTAGAATTGAAGCTGCCGTTAAAATGGGTTTTACCCATATAGAAGGCATAATAATAAATGACTGACGCATACTTAGGTAATCCAAATCTTAAAAAAGTAAACACACCAGTTGAGTTTACAAAAGAAAATATTAAAGAATATAAAAAGTGTGAAAAAGACCCTTTATATTTTATGGAAAAATATGTTCAAGTTGTTTCACTTGACGATGGCCTTGTTCCATTTAAAATGTGGGACTTTCAAAAACATATTGTAAGAACAATACATGACAATCGTTTCACAATTTGCAAACTACCTAGACAAAGTGGTAAATCTACCACTACTATTTCATATCTATTGCATTATGCCTTATTTAATCCTAATAGTAATATTGCTATTCTAGCCAACAAATCACAAACTGCTAGAGATATTTTAGGCAGACTTCAACTTGCATATGAAAATTTACCAAAGTGGTTACAACAAGGTGTTATAAACTGGAACAAAGGTAATATTGAATTAGAAAATAAATCAACCATTGTTGCGGCTGCCACATCATCAAGTGCTATTCGAGGTGGTTCATTTAACATTATTTTCCTTGATGAGTTTGCTTTCGTGCCGGCTAATATTGCCGAAATGTTTTTTAGTTCAGTTTATCCTACAATCTCATCTGGTAAAAAAACAAAGATGATAATTGTATCAACACCACATGGTATGAATATGTATTACAAGTTATGGGTTGACGCAATTAATAAACAAAATGATTATGTGCCTATCGAAGTACATTGGTCAGAGGTTCCAGGTAGAGATGAAAAGTGGAAAGAAACAACAATTAGAAACACCTCACCCGAGCAATTTCAACAAGAGTTTGAGTGTGAGTTTTTAGGTTCTGTTGATACTCTAATATCGCCGGCAAAAATAAAAGCGACCCCGTATATACCGGCGATTACGAGTAAAAATGGTTTACAGATGTTTAAGAAACCACAAAAAGATAGAATGTATGTTTGCACAGTTGATGTGGCTCGTGGAACAGGAAGAGATTATTCTGCTTTTACTATGATTGATGTAACAAAAATACCTTACGAGGTAGTTGCAACTTATAAGAATAATGAAATTAAACCACATCTATTTCCTAGTATAATCGAACAAGTTTGTAAAGGTTATAATCATGCACATATTCTTTGTGAAGTAAATGATATTGGCCAGCAGATTGCAGAAATACTACAAATGGAATTAGAATATGATAATATGATGATGACCACACAAAGAGGTAGAGCTGGTCAAATATTAGGCGCTATGTTTAGTGGTCGTGGTACATCTATGGGTGTTCGTATGACCAAACAGATTAAAGCTCTAGGAACCTCTAGTATTAAGACACTAATTGAAAGTGATAAATTTATCATAAATGACTTTCAGCTAATAGAGGAGATGTCAACATTTAGTAGGCGTGGTAACTCCTGGATGGCGGAGGATGGTTGTAATGATGACCTTATGATGTGTCTAGTCATATTTGGTTGGTTGTCAAACCAACAGTATTTTAAAGAGTTATCGAATTCAAACATAAGAAATCAACTATACGAAGAACAGGCTGCCTTAATTGAACAAGATATGGCGCCTTTTGGTTTTGTAGATGATGGTACACCAGATGAATTAAAATCTGAGGTGGACGAATATGGTACAGTTTGGCACCCCGTAGTCAGAAAAGGACTGTAAATCCAGTATCTTATAAATATCTGTATGACAAAGTTTGAATATGGGCGTATGAATAATACGAAGTTTGAATATTTTAATATGCAAAACAAGGTAATTAGCTAATTAAAGGAGAAAACCTATGGCATTTCAAGTATCACCAGGTGTTCTCGTACAGGAAAGAGATTTAACTAGAATCATTCCTGCTGTTTCAACATCTATTGGGGCCGTTGCTGGTTCATTCAACAAAGGACCTTTAGACGAAATAGTAAGTATCTCTAGTGAACAAGAACTTGTAGAAACTTTTGGTAAACCTGATTCAAGTAACTTCGAATACTTTTTCAGCGCTGCTAACTTTTTACAATATTCTAACTCTTTAAGAGTAGTACGAGCTACCCAAACTTCCGCTGTAAATGCTTCAACATCTGGAACAGGTGTTTTAGTAAAAAATACGGAAGACTGGCAAAATAATTATGCTTCAGGCGGTAACGCTGGTAACGCAGATTTTGTTGCTAGAGAAGCTGGAACAGACGGAAACAATTTACTTGTTTCTACTTGTCCTTCAGCGACTGCTTATGAAGAAACATTAACAACTTCACAACAAGTTGACCAAGCTGACTTAGCTGTTGGCGACACAACTGTTACTATGGACTCAGATGCTACATCTTACTTAAATGTAGGTGACATTATTGAGTTTTCAACAACAGGCGGTGCAACTGATTTTGATGACGGAGAAAAGTATAGAGTAACTGCTGTCGCTTCAACTCAAATAACAATCGTTCAACACCCTAGAGGTACTGGCGGTTTAAAAAGAGCTGTAGCTGATGACGCAAGAATAAAAAGAAGATGGAGATATTATGACGCTGTTGACGGCGCTCCAGGAACATCAGCTTGGACTTCAGATAGAAGTGGAAGCGGAGATGAAATCCATGTAGTAGTTGTTGACGAAGACGGTGGAATTTCAGGCGCACCAGGAACTATTTTAGAAACTTATTCAAAACTTTCTAAAGCTTCTGACGCAAAAGACCCACAAGGTAATGATAACTATTATCCAAATGTTATCTACACTAAATCTCAATACATCTATTGGACAAAACATAACTCTAATGGTACAAACTGGGGTAATGCAGCTTCAGGAACAACATTTACAAGTGTAACTGCTCCAACTAGCGACTCAATGAGTGGCGGTTCAAACGGTTCAACTGTAACAACTGGTCAACTAAAAGACGCATACGATAAGTTTGCTGATAGTGAAACCGTTGATGTTGGTCTAATCATTGCTGGTCCATGTGACGCTACACATATTGAAAACTTAATCACAATTGCAGAAGCTAGAAAAGACTGTGTTGTCTTTGCTTCTCCTGAAAGAAGTGATGTAGTTAATGTAACTAACTCAAATACGCAAAAGTCAAATGTTTTAAGTTTTTACTCAAGCATTTCGTCTTCTTCATATGCGTTCTTTGATTCAGGTTACAAGTATATGTACGACAGATACAATGATGTTTACAGATATGTACCACTTAACGGTGACATGGCAGGCTTAGCGGCTAGAACAGACCTTATTGCAGACAGTTGGTTCTCACCAGCAGGTTTCAATAGAGGTGTTGTAAGAGGCGCTGTTAAACTTGCATTTAATCCTACAAAAACACAAAGAGATGAGTTATATCCTAAGAGAGTAAATCCAGTATCTACTTTCCCAGGACAAGGAACAGTATTGTTTGGTGACAAAACTGCTCTTGCAAGTCCAAGTGCTTTTGATAGAATCAATGTAAGAAGACTGTTTATCACTTTAGAAAAGGCAATCTCAACAAGTGCGAAGTTTCAATTGTTTGAATTCAATGATGAATTTACAAGAGCTAACTTCAGAAACATTGTAGAACCTTTCCTAAGAGAAGTACAAGGTCGTAGAGGTATCACAGACTTCTTAGTAGTATGTGATGAAACTAACAATACAGGTGATGTAATTGATAGAAATGAATTCAAAGCAGAGATTTTTGTAAAACCTGCTAGAAGCATTAACTTCATTACATTATCATTCGTAGCAACAAGAACCGGCGTTTCGTTTGACGAAGTAGCAGGTTAGTAGAGGAGAAATAAAAAATGGCAAACATTAATGACTTCAAAG